CCCCAAAACCGTAATGAACGAGCTACCGGAATTCAACACCGACGCCAAGGCAGTAACCGACATTCGGGTAAAGCTCCGCGTGTGCGGCTCCCCGCCTGGCAACAAGGCCACCAACAAATTTATCCTCGACACAGTGGACACCATCCTCGGTTCCACGGTGATTGTCGACAGCGGATCGCCCGCGACCGCCGACTACGGCAACCAGCAACTACCTACCTATGACCTGATCGCACGTATCGGGCACGACAGATAAGGAAAACACCCAATGGCAACCACAACGTTCCTTGGCAACGCCACTGTGAACATCACCCAGGGCGCGTCCACCTACGCGTTGACCGAACAGGCCAGCAACGTCACGCTTACGGTCGGGTTCGACGCGCTCGAATCCACCGCCTTTTCGACGTCATCGCCGGCCGGCCGGTCATTCGTCCAGGGCCTCCAGCAGGTCGAGGTTTCTATGGACCTGTACCTGTCCTATGGGTCGGGGACAGACGTCACCGAAACCGCGTTGTGGGCGATGGTCGGAAAGTCGAGCACCCTGGTGATCTCGCCCAGTGGCACCACCGAATCTGCCTCGAATCCGGAATACACCATTACCGGCGCCTACCTGGAGGCGTTCACGCCGATTAACTCCACGATGGGCGAGCTGGCCACTGTGTCGGTCACGTTCACCGGCGGCACGTTCGCGCGCGATATCACCAGCCCGTAAACAATCAACCAAGGGGACCGAATGAAACTCCGATTCACACTCACGCCCACAGACGGGCCGGCCTACGAGGTTGTGACCAACCTGGCCATTACCGTTGCCTGGGAACGTAAATACAAGCGCCGCACTACCCAGGCCGCGTCCGAAGGCTTGTCCACCGAAGAACTGTTGTTCATGGCGTATGAGGCCGCGAAACGATCCGGCCACCCTGTACCAATCACGCTGGACAATTTCATCGAGCGCCTGGACAAATTCGAGGTGGTGCCTGAAGGCGTGGACCCTATCGAACCGGCACCTACGGAAGGCAGCTAGCCGAGGTGCTGGTAGAAACCGGCTACTGGCCCGCCGAGGTCCCATTCGACGCGGCAGAGCTGGCTACCGTGGTGTCTGTGCTGAACGAGCGAGCGAAGAAGGCCAACCGTGCCCGCTAGCGCCACCATCGAGCTGTACGGGGTCCGTGAAGCGCTCCGCGAGCTGCAGCAAATTGACCCAAAACTCCGCTACAAGGCCATAGCCAAAATCAAGGCCGCCAGTGGTGAAATGCTGCAAGTAGCCCGCGAACAGTACCCACAGAACAATGACCTGCAGGACGTCATGCCTGGCTGGTCAAAAAAGGGTCGGCTGGGGTACGACAAAACAGCTGTGGACCGTGGGGTCCAGGTGGTGGTAGGTGGCCGGTCGCGCGGCAACGCCTATGCCATTGTCACCCTGGTGCAGAAAAACGCCGGTGGTGCACTGTTCGACATAGCCGGGCTCCGGAACGGCTCGAGCGGTGTCGGGTCACCGGACAGGTTGGGCCGTGAACGTGATTCCAGCCAATCCGAGGCGTTCCTAAACAACCTCACGCGCGCCTACGGCCGTGCACAGCGCGGCCTGTGGCGCCAGGTTGCCAAGATCCGCGAGCTGGCCACTGGTGAGCTCCGCCGCGCATTGGATGACGTCGCTGGGGACGTGAACCGAAAGCTGGTTGCCTAATGGCTATTTACCTGCCCATCATTACAGAGCTCAAATCCGACGGAATCGACAAGGCCAAGAAGGAATTTAAGAGCCTGGAGGGCGCCGGCGCTAAAGCGTCCTACGCGGTGAAGAAGGCAGCGGTGCCCGCCGCGGCCGCCTTAGCAGGTTTGGGTGTCGCATTGGTGGATGCTACTAAAGGCGCCATCGAGGACGCGGCAGCCCAGGACAAGCTGGCTGGCCAGCTCCGCCGATCCACCCTGGCCACCGATGACCAAATAGCCAGTGTTGAGGACTGGATTAGCCAGCAGGGCCAGCTACGCGCGTTCTCCGATTCCGAGCTACGGCCGGCGCTGTCCAAGCTCGCCGCGACCACTGGCACAATCGAGGCCGCCCAGGAAGGCGCCACCTGTGCGATGGATATTGCCACCGCCACCGGCAAGCCGCTGGAATCGGTGGTGAACGCCCTGGCCAAGGCATACGGCGGGAACACCGCCGCGCTGGCCAAGCTCGATCCAGGGCTACGCGACATCATCAAGGGCGGCGCGACCACCGGCGAGGTGTTCGAGCTGCTGGGGCACCAATTCGGTGGCGCCGCCGAACAGGCCGCCAACACCGCCGAGGGTGGCCTGAAGAAAATGGGCATTGCCCTGGATGAAACGAAGGAATCCATTGGCGCGGCGCTGCTGCCGATCCTGGAACGCCTCATGCCGTACCTGCAACGTTTCGCGGACTGGGCCCAAAAGAATCCCAACGTGATTACAGGTATCGCCATTGCTATTGGTGTCCTGGCAACATCCATCCTGGCGGTGAACGCCGCTATGGCACTGAATCCGGTAACGCTCATCACGGCCGGCATCATCGCGCTGGGTGTCGCGGTGGTCGCGGCCTACAAGAAATTCGAGGGGTTCCGAAACGTTGTCCGGACCGTGGTAAATGGTGTCCTGACCTACCTGGAATTCGTGGCTAATGGCTGGATCAAGGTTGCCAACATCATCATTCGCGGCCTGAACATCATCCGCCCTGGTAAGGACATTGGCTACATTCCTGAGGTCGAATTCGGCCGCATGGGTGAGGGCCCATCGAGCGGACGATCCGCGGTGCCCATGATGGCCGATGGCGGCATAGTCACTGGACCTACGTTGGCGATCATCGGGGAGGCCGGCCCCGAGGCCGTGGTCCCGCTTGACCGTATGGGTGAATTCGGCGGCGGTGGCTTCATCATCAACGTGCACGGCGGAGATCCCCAGGCGGTGGTGGACGCTATTACGCGCTGGTATCGGCAGAACGGCCCGCTGCCGGTCGCCGCCAGGTTCTAGCCATGCCTCCCCCGTATTGGCGCGTCTATAAAGGCGTTCTAGGTTCCCAGGAGCTGCTGAACATCCAGCAGGTGAACGTGACCCAGGGCCGGCGGGTGCTAAGCGACAGCTACGCCGCGGGGACCGCCAGCATCGAGGGACGCCGACCCGACCTGCTGCCAGCGCTAAACATTGGGGACCTGCTTGTATTGCAAATCACTAACCCGAACACGTCGCCGGCAAGCACCCGCGAGCTTGGGTTCCGTGTAGCGGATTTTCGGATCACCTACGGGATCATTAGCGACATGGATACCTGGATTCTCCAGCTGGAGGATGCGTTCGCGGTCATGGGCCGCGCTCGAATGACCCAAACATGGAGCGCGGGGACCAGCATAGAGGTGGTGTTAGGGGACGTCTGTTCGGCCGCCTCGATTACCTTTTACGAGGTAGTGGCCAGGGACTGGGGCACTGTTGGTGCTACCACGGTCACCAACGGATCATGTCTCGAAACCGCCCAAAACGCCATTAACACCGAACAAGGGTTGTTGTTTGCATCGGGTGACGCCATCACCGCGTACACCAACGGCTGGCAGCAATACTTGACGTTTGCCGACTTTTCGGATGCTGGCGGGGCCGCGACACGCTACCAACAGCTCCAATTCATGTCTATGGCCGACAACTACGCCACCCGCGTAACCGTCACCATCGACGGAACAGGCGGCGCGACGAGCGGCACCGGCAATTACAGCTACCTGGTCGATACCTACGCCCCGAACACCGCCCAGGCCCAGAACATCGCGGAGTACCTGAAGGGTGCGCTGTCGGTGCAATCCGCGGGCCCCATCCAAATGACTGTGTTTCTAAATGACGAAACATCGACGCGCACACTTAATTCCTTGCTGGGTGGAGTAAACATCACGTTTCGAGGCAACAGCTACAAGGCACAGAGCATCGGGTACACAATCTCCAGCGACGTAAACACCACGCGCGTAACGCTCAATCTTTCCAGCGCGGATTTCTACAATTTCCTGGTGCTCGACAACGCGACGTTCGGGCGCCTCGACTACAACAGATTAGGATTCTGATATGGGTTACCCATCATTCGCTGTAGGTGACGTTCTTACCGCGTCGGACATGAACGCCGTCGGCCTGTGGAAAATCAAACAAGTGACGCTCGCGTCTGCTGCTGATTCGGGAACAGCGTTCCAGTCAATTTTTTCGTCATCGTATCATTCATACAAAATCGTGTGTCATACGCTGACGGCGGCAACAAACGGCGCACTTCCGCGGATGACCTTCTATTACGGGACAAACACAGAACAAACCACCACTTACTACTCGGCGGTGACAAATTCGATCTTTAACGGCACTAGCAACTTGACATCTGTCAACAATGGCGCTTATATCGGGCTCGGTGCCGCGTGTGACAATGTTGGCGATTCTGGGTTCGTCATTGACATTTTAGGTGTTGGTTCAGCCGGT